CGCAGGACCATACTCTACCGAGCCCTTTGGAATATGTCTATCCCTTTCGGTAGAGGTCACGCTCAGGTGCGTATTCAATACTTATGTATTGTAACCGTAACTGGGTTTGTCACTTCATGTCTTATTTCCCTAAAATATTGAGGTTGGAGAAGCAGCTACGTATGTAGCCAATCCTCGCACCCCCCAGTAGCATAGCGAGAGAGCGAAAGCCGTAACCAATTGGTTATGGCCTGTTAAGATGTTCCGTATTCGCATAGGGTAACTATCAATAGTTACATCCACGTGTATATAAGGTTGACATCCGTCACAGTTCGCCATTTCTTCCCAAACATTTGGTTTCCCCTCTTCTGGAAAATATCTATCAAAACTCTTATCATGAGTTCTAATAGTATCACCTAGAGAGTCCGCCGAATTGCTTGGGCCTTGACTATTAGTTGGTGTTTCACTTCCGCTGGACCCTGTATCAAAATAAATTTCTTTATTCTTACCAGTGTCAGGAAAATGTAAACCTTTCTGATCGTACCAATCGCGCAGAGAAACCCCCTCCCTAGCACATTCATCAAGAATGTGTTGAGGGATAACGGGAGTTTTCTTAGCATCGTAGGCTGCATTAAGAGATTCCATTAAACCTTTCGGTTTATCATCACCTGGTTTACCTTCAGGTGAATCGGATTCACTATCACTATCACCATGTATATCACAGAAATCAGGACCTACCGGATCTTCTCGAAAGAGGATCGGGTTAGAGAAAGGGTGTAAACCTGTTCTCCAGTACTGAATATCTGTTAATACAGAAGTATAGAAAGTGGATAGGGTTTCTCAAGCAGCTTTAAGGATGGCGAATTTGGGACCAGAATAGGTGAAACCTGGATTCAACCAGGTGAAGTCTATATAACTAAATAAATACAATAAAGGTGACCATAGCATTTCAGCTAGGGGCCATATCGTATAATTAGCTATAAGAGCACATCCACCTGATATTACATAAAACATAAGATACATTCCACTCAAATTCTCCGTTGCTCCAATATACCAAAGGCTTATGAAGACGTCAAAAATTTGTTGGTAATCCCAAACTATGAAATGGATCATTAATAATCCATAAGCATAACCAAGATAGTACCAGACGTTAAATGGATCCGTCGGAAACGCCAATTCGTAGGCATCCTTTACTACAAGTAGAGGGGCTAAGATTACCGGAACAAACCTATCACTATTACCATCGGATATCCAGCTGATTATCCATAATATAATAATTACGAGATAACCAGCTAGAGCTAAATATGCAAAGGTGAACATAGTTTCACCGATCCAGAACATAATTAATGTCCGGATACTGAATATTTTATCCCTGGCGAAATGCCATGTAATGGTAGTTAGATTTGTGAACCAGCGTCTTACGATCCACCGTCCACCAGCAAAGAAAATTCGATTCCAAAGCCAGAACATAGGGAAAAAGATAGATGAAGATAAGACAAGTGTGTCCTCCTCTGGAAGACTCTTATTCCACCGTTTCCAAAGATCTGCCAACCTTTTCTCCTCTTTCGAAGAGGGTGAAGCAGATTCCTCGGGCTTCGGTGCAAGTATCGTTTGAGCTTGCAACTGGGAAGATTCTTTATCTCATTGGAAGAATATCGGTACCCAATACGCAATTGTATTGATGTATTGAGACCGTATATCCTCTTGAGCCATAAAGAATTCTTCTGGATCTTCATCTAAAACTACTTCTAGTTTAGGAAGAGCCAGGATCTCAGCCTTTAAAACGATCATATCTGAGATAATGCACTGATATTGCCACATGTGGCGAGCAGCAACATTACCCCGTACAAGAGCATCGATACCAAAACATAGAGACGTATGGACGCTCTCTAGTAAGGTAGATGGTACGTAGATATCCAACTTCCATTTTTTGGCTTCCGATTCTAAGTTTCCTTTGAATACGGGAGTACCCTTAAATTGAAGATCAGGATAATCTACCCCTTCACGCCAAGTGTGCTGTAAAGCACTCAAGGACTCGACATCTTTAACGGACTTACGATGCAAATCGTGAGCTAAATCAAATATGATTTTTCCAATAGCTACCAATCGGGGATTTTCCCGTGGTCCCAGTCTCCCAATATCTACTAAGATATTAAGAAAATCTTGTGCATTCGAAGGGGAGGACATAGCAATTTGAAATAATCGTAATCTCTTACTCTTACCGGATTTATATCCTAATCCTAGTATCGATTTTATCGTACCTAAGTTAGGATTATACTTACGGAAGAAAGAGACTAAGGAAGCAGAAGAGTCCAACGCGGCCGAATATTCTTTAAAAGGGATAGGCGAGATATCATATCTTGCTTCATCCCTAAAGATAACGGTACGCTTTGCAAATTCGAAACCTAATCCCTTACGGGATATTATGGATTTCGAAAGATTAACTTCTAAACCTAGTCCACGCATTATCGTTAGATAATGAGAAGCTACGTGTTTATCTCAAATAATTATATCGTCTCCCAATAGGGCGTAATCCTTAAAAAAGGATTTCCCGCATCTAATAGCAGAGATTTGCACAATTAAGTGATGAGTAAGAGCAAGCATTCCCCAAGAGGAAAGAGCTCCCATCGGTTGACCAACTTCATAGTAAACTACTCCTTCAATCTCATCTCCCTTTCTTTTACGAAAGGTAGGAGCTTCGTAGTAGCGGTAACTATAACCGCGGTTAACTAATAGGTTAGCCCAGTCATCTGAGAAAGTCTTACCGAATAGGAAGGTCAATATTTTCTTTTGGAAAGATATTGGCAACCTATCGGTAGCTGCAGATAGATCGAACGAATAGACAGGAGTACCACCTTTAAAAGCCTGGATTGGCTTAAGCTGGTCGAAGGTTCCATCCATGGGTATTCTCTTTAATACAGAGAAGATCCACGAGTGAAGAGCCTTCATAATCCATTGTGTCCACGGATCCACCATAGCAAACACTCTCACTTTACCAGCTGCCTCTTGTTTTAAACCAATTCTTCCCATATGGGACATCTCTATAAGATTGTAGGGTCGTATATGATGCGACTTCCTATCATCCTTATATCCGAAACCAAACATGTGACCGATTGCGGTTATGGTGTGATTAAAAAGAAAATTTAAATCACTACCGGGAAATCTATCATACATTCTAGTTAGTGAAGCGAATAAGGAAGGATTTGCAATAAATCCAACCATACTTTCGATCACTATAGAAGGCATAGTAGAATACTCACCCAATCGAGCAGATGAAAAGGCAGCGGAAGATAGTCCCATGAAAAGCTTTGGTTCTTTTAAAGAAGTATCTATCTTCTTTCCTAATAGCATATGAAATGCTTTAATTATTAAAGGAGATATAGACTCTTCAAAAGCCATAGAGACAAGCCGGACCGACGTTATCGTAGTTAGTTTAGGATTTGTTGCATAAACTGCAACCCTAAAAAGATTTAGAATCGTAAGAATTACCTTTAACAATTCGTGATCTACTAATAACCGTTTTCGCCAGCCCGAGGGTATTAACCTTGGTAACCCACTATGAGTACGCGATATACGCGGACCGATAGTGGCCAGGTCCTTAATTTTGTACCCAGATGATACCTGTTGTATAATAATACAAGTTCCTTTAAGGTATTTAACATACCCGGCGGGACCTTGCATTTTATGCAAGATAGAGGTCCTCTTTAAGAGGATAACAACAAGTCGAACCCAGTTTGGGGTTACTTTACCTACCACTAATCGAACCATATTTAACATATGATTGATAAGTGGCTTTTGTCCTTTTACAGACAAAATGACATTGAAAGCCTTTGGGGTTAAATCCAAGGTGTAGCGTGACAATCTTAAAGGGAAAATTTTGATTTTCCCTTTGGAAAGCACGGGTACAGGTCTACTTTTATTTTTAATTTTCATTATAATAATTGTAGATCACTTTCAAACTTCGGTTTCCTTTCGGGCCGCAGTCACCCTGATAAGGGGAGGTAAGTGATCCTCTCTGGTTGACAATCGATTATATTCCTTTAACCCGGAATACCTCGATTGTTGCCAGCCCTGGTTCCTTAGTTGTTTCACGTCGATATCTAAATCTCGGTATTATTCCCTTTACAGGGGGGCTTCCTATGAAACAATTACATGTACCACCGAGTACGATAATATCCTTTTTCACTTAGACTATTACTATTGGAGTCCACCCGGATTATTTCTTGTAGGGTCGCATTTCTACCCTACAGTTGCCGGCGCTTTCGCGGCGAGAGTAGACAGTCGGCCTTAACTCTTTTCAGAGCCAGGGGCGGTTGCTGCTTTCATTTAATCTCGCGTTTTGGAGGGCTCTACCTATCAGGTAGGGCCTCATCACTATGAGTAGCTAATCAAAGCTAATCACTACGTGATCTGTTGCTCTTCTTGGGATACATACATCTCGAGAGGTTATACACTCATAAAAGGATGCTGCTCGCTGTCAACAGTTTAGGGAAACCTTTCTTTCCTGTCTTGCAATAGTCATATGAGAATAAAACCTTATATTCTTTCTAATAATCTTATGTTAGAAGCACGACACCTCGCAAGAGGTCATGGCGTGGGTCAATGTAACCCTCCCATCTCACAGATGGGGTCTCGATCTATTATGGTACCTGAGTAACCAACTCAGATCTACCTAACATAATTCAGACCTTGTCACCTTTCTTCTGCCTTATACGAGAATGTTCTCCACAGAATAGTAATGATAGTCATAATTACTCAAAAGAAATAAGCTCAGTGGTCAATGTGGAACCAGGATCTACTCTTGGGACTACCACTTAAGGTGCGAACACCTCAAATGAGAGGTCGGGTGGGAGATTTTCCACCCTCTTACAGCTTTATGCTG